GTGGTCTCCAAATCTTGGCTGGACTTGCACGAGATAAATCAACAGCTAAACTAGTTAATGTATTACCTGGTGATAAACCACAAGATGCCTATAAGGTAGTGGCTGAGGTAGCTATGCCCTCAGTACCTGAACGCTTACGTCCATTCCTAGATAGGAAGAAGACCAAGCGATGTGTTATGACCATCCCTTACAATGCTAAGCCTTACTCCAACAGGGGTTACATTAAAGAGGCTTTCTTGGAGGATGGGATAGAGCTTGAGAAGGAAGAGCTAACTCAAGTTGTTCAAGCTATCAGGTCAGCTATGGATGTGGTCGTACCAGGTCCTATGGCTGTCATGAAATGGATTGAGGCTGAAGTAGCTGCTGCTGTTAAGCGTGGTGCTAAACACTTGGAATGGGTAACACCATCTGGGTTTGTTGTACACCAGAAGCTAAACAAGAAACAGTTCCAGTCTATGGAGCTACAGTTACTGGGTCGTTGTAAGATGAAGGTGGCAGTTGGGGAGACTGATGAGGTCGACCTTAATCACCACAAGAATGCAACAGCTCCTAACCTTATCCATTCACTCGACGCTAGCCTGCTACATTTGAGTGTCTTACGCTTTGATGCACCCATTGCTCTTATCCATGATTCTGTGCTTTGCCGTGCAACGGATATGTCCTCCCTGTCTACTATTGTCAGAGAGACATACATGCACCTCTTTGCAGAGCATGATTACCTACGAGACTTCGCCAAACATATTGGTGCAGAGTCTGAACCACCGATCATTGGTGATCTAGAACCAGAGACCGTTATTGAGAGTACGTATTTCTTCTGCTGAGTTAGCGTCTCCTCCATAGATAGGAGGCACGCTTTTTCTAACTCAGCTAGTCATGAAAGTATGTAACAAATGCCTTGAGGTTAAACCATTCACTGAGTTTTATGTGGGATCTGCTTACAAGGATGGGTACCGCCCTACTTGTAAAGCTTGCGTATCTTTGTATTACAAGGAACGTAATGCAACCGCCGATCAAAAGGCTAAGAACAGAGAGTGGTCTATCAAACGTAGATACCAAATTTCACAGGAAGATTACGACTCACTGTTAATTAGTCAAAGTGACGCTTGTAAAATTTGTGGATCCACCTCCTCACGTAGAGGTGACCAACCTTTAGTTGTAGATCATTGTCACCAAACTGGGGAGGTAAGAGGATTACTCTGCCACCCATGTAATGTAGCTATTGGATTGTTAGGGGATAATATCTCTACTCTCCAATCTGCTATTAACTATTTATCAACCTACCATTAATGTCACAACCAATCCACGTTACTCAACAGCCTGTTGTCCTCGAAGGTTACCAAGCTGTACTGAAACCATCTAAGTTTGGCTATTCACTGTCTGCTATCCTGGACTCCCAGCTTATCGAAGCATTGGAGGAGGATCGTAAAGAAACACTCAAGTGGGCAGAGGGTAAGCTGAAGAACCCTAAGCGTAGTGTCCTCAAGCCTGAGCCTTGGGAGGAAGTTACTGAGGGTAAGTACAAGACTAAGTTCTCCTGGAATGAAGAGAACCGTCCTCCTGTTGTAGACAGTGAGGGCACACCTATCACTAATGCTGACCTGCCTGTCTATAGTGGCAGTAAGGTTAAGCTTGCCTTCAAACAGAAACCTTACATCCTCAAGGATGGTGTCACCTATGGCACTAGTCTTAAGCTTGTAGGTGTACAAGTTGTAGAGCTTGGAGGTGGTGCTGGTGTCGACCGTAGCGAGCTTGGTAACACTGAGGTAGCTGCACTGTTCGGTCAGACTACTGGCTTCAAGGCTGGCTCAGTACCTGCTACTGTTACTGAGGCTAGTGATGATGTCGTCGAGGATGACGATTTCTGATGGCATTCCGCTCAGGACTTGAAGAGAAGGTCGCTGATCTTCTCACCAACCTGGGTGTAAAATACGAATACGAATCAACCAAGGTACCTTACGTACTGCAATGCAACTACACGCCAGACTTCCTCCTACCCAATGGTATCTACCTAGAAACCAAGGGACAACTTACCGATGAGGATCGACGTAAGATGAAAGCAGTTAAGGCAGCACATCCTGACCTTGACATTCGTTTTGTGTTTCAGACACCCTATAACAAGATCTATAAAGGATCTAAGACTACCTATGCCAAGTGGGCCGATAAACACGGCTTCCCTTGGTGTTCCTTCCACTCGATTCCTATTTCATGGCTGACGTAAAAGAAATCAGTCAAGTCGTCACCGCCTTGATTGAAGCCTTTGATAAGACAAGCTCACCCAATGATATCATCGAAGCTTTTGATGATGCCCTTGAAGGGTATGAGCAACTGATCCAAACTTACCACCAAAAGTAATGCGCCCAACTAAGTACGGTACTGTTGAGTTCTATGTAACCCAGTTCAGTCATCTACTCGCTGATATACAATCAGATGATCCCACTACTACCGAGAACATTATTCAAGGTTTCTATCAAGCACTAGACTCATGGTTCGAGTATCACGATGAGCAAGCACGAACTTATGCAGACATCCGAAAGCGAGTTCGTCAGGCACTTACCGTGTGATACCTGTGGGTCATCTGATGCAGCTAGTCTGTACACAGATGGCCACACTTTTTGCTTCAGAGCGCAAACCCAGCAACCACAGAGAATCTCATTCAAGGTTTCTATCAAGCACTAGACTCATGGTTCGAGTACCACGATGAGCAAGCACGAACATATGCAGACCTCCGAAAGCGAGTTCGTCAGGCACTTACCGTGTG